TCGAGCGTCGTGAACAGTGGCGTGACAATGGTACTGCTTTGGCAGTTTACCAGGGTCCCGACTATGTTCGTTACGGTGAGCACCCTAACAGATACGTCCCCAACGACATCCTTGCGGTGTACGAAGGGCCGTGCCTACGGGAGCGCATCCACGACGTCTTTAATGAGCTGGGGTGGGAAAGGGCCCCAGCACCGACACCAGAACCTAACACTGACCCATCGTATTTCACGATCCCGATTCGTGAGGAATCATGGTTCAGTAAGACCATCCGGGCTGCCAAACGGATGGTCATGTCATGCTGCGGTGAGGGTGAAGCAGTCGCTGACTGGAGACGAGAAGATGCGTTTGGGCATGAAGTCGCCAAGGAGATGCTCACCCCGGTCGTCGTTGCGGAGAACGAGACCATATCGGAGCGCGTTGTGAGAGAGGTCACTGCCGTCAATGAGAAGCAGGTCCACCATGTGCCACGTCTTGTGGTCGAGGTAACTGTTGCTCTACGCTGCAAGTTGGGCGCTGGTGCGTTCCGCCGGGAGGGGCCGGGGAACGTGGCAGTCGTCCGCGCAGAGGCGGCCAAGCTTCTTAGGGAGTGGAACGTCAGACACAAGGATGCTGCAGCTCACCTCGTCGAGATAGAGAAGTGCTTCTTTGAGGACGACACGCACTATCGGGTGACCACGTGGAGGGCAAGACTCGCCGCACGTAGTCGATTCATGCGCTGGTTTGTTGGCAACAATGACCCGGTCGGGTTCGACTACTGAGGGCGTCCAGTTCGGCACTTGGGTTTGGACACCAAGCACAACGTTCCCACAGTAGCGAGGTACTGGAGGGAGGAGCGTGTGCCTGAACGTCTGAATGGGTACCCACAACCTTTCATCAAGGTTGTGCGGGACGGACAACCGGTTAAGCAACGTACGTACCATGTCGTATCGCGCATGGGAGACAACCACCAGTTGGGGGTCTTTAACAATTCTGTGTCCGCGGTGGAGCGGGCCTTAGTTGAGCGATACTTTTTGTGTGAGGTCGAGACGGG